ACTTTGCTAACAAGGCTGTGCCTAGATACATTGTAACCTTAAAGGGTGCCAAGCTGTCATCTGATGCTGAGGACAAGCTTTTTAGATTCCTTCAGACTAACCTAAAAGGTCAGTCTCACAGAACTCTGTACATCCCACTACCTGGCGATTCTGACAACAACAAGGTTGAGTTTAAGATGGAGCCGATTGAGAGCGGGGTACAAGAAGCATCCTTCAAAGAATATCGTACACAAAACAGAGATGACATTCTTATTGCCCACCAGGTGCCACTATCTAAGATCGGTGGAGGAGATACCAGCGCTATTGCTGCTGCACTTGCTCAGGACAGGACGTTTAAGGAGCAGGTATCAAGACCAGCACAGCGCAACCTAGAAAAGATTATTAACAGAGTGGTCAAAGAACAAACAGATCTTATTGAATTTAAGTTTAATGAATTAACGCTGACTGATGAAATTGCTCAGTCTCAAATTCTAGAGCGTTACGTAAAGACGCAGATTATGGTTCCTAATGAGGCAAGAACTGTTTTGGGCTTGCCACAAAGACGGGACGGGGACGAGCCTTTTGAAATGACATCTCGCCAGTCTGCAGACATGAGAGCCAATACTGCCAGGAATAGGCAAAGAGACACCGACAGGTCAAACGCCCAATCAGATAGTCCTGGAACAGTAGATGGAAGAAATGCTCAGGGCGAAGGCCCAGCATCAGAATAATCACAGAAATATAACTTTTATAAAAAAGGGTTGTATAATGGAGTAAGTATGACTATTTCAAAAGCTCATTGGGCTACTGAAGGCGATAGCGTTCGCCTATCAATGCCATTCACAAAAATCGATCAAGACAGAAGGATTGTCTCTGGTTTTGCGACTCTTGACAACGTTGATCGTCAGAACGATATTGTTACCGCAGAAGCAAGCGTAGACGCTTTCTCTAAGTTCCGTGGCAATATTCGTGAAATGCACCAGCCATCAGCTGTAGGGAAAATGGTAGATTTTAAAGAAGACAAATACTTTGATCCTGAAACAAAAAAGTTTTATCGAGGCGTATACGTTTCGGCCTATGTCTCTAAGGGTGCTCAGGATACCTGGGAAAAGGTTCTTGACGGCACTCTCTCTGGATTTTCCATTGGTGGGAAAATGCTTAAGTGGGATGATGGCTATGACGCCAAGGCCGACAGTAATGTACGCATTATTAAAGAATATGATTTGGTAGAGTTGTCTCTTGTAGATTCCCCAGCAAATCAGTTTGCCAACATTCTATCTATCGAAAAAATTGACGGGGTAGATGTCATAAAAGGTATCGATGCAGATACAGTTATTGAAAATGTCTTTTGGGATGCACAATCAGATATTGTAATTATTTCAAATAATGACCTAGAGGTTAGTCCAATTAACGGAGAAGTAATGCAGAATATTGGTTTTGTAGAAAAATCTGATACTGAAAAAGCAGACATGATAAAGTTCTTAGTTGATAGTGCTAAAGGCATTGATCTTTCTAAGATAACAAAGGAGGTAAATCCTATGACAGATACAACAGAAAATGTTGTCGAGATTGAAAAATCTGACGATGTTGTTGAAGAAGTAGCGGTCGCTCCAGAGGCAGATGCCCTCATTTCTGACATCGAAAAGTCTGAGCACATGGACGAAGAGTCTATGAAGTCTGCAAAAGACAAAAAGATGGAAGATGAAGAAGATGAAGCAGAGAAAGCCGACACCGAGGAGAAGTCCGAGGAAGAGGTTAAGAAGTCTGAAGAGTCTGACGAGGTATCAAAATCAGACGAGACAACTGTAGAGGCAGTTGCTCAAATCAAAGACGTTCTCACATCAGCCTTTAGCGATCTAACAGAAACTGTTAAGTTCCTTAACGAACAGATTTCTGAGCTTAAGAAATCAATCGGAGCTGTTTCTGAAGAAGTTACTGCAGCCAAGCAGGGTCTTCAGGATACAACTGCTCGTTTTGATGAGTTTGGGAAGCGTGTCGATGCTGTAGAGCAGGACACGGCTTTTCGTAAGTCTGGCGATCTAGGCGAGATCGTACAGGAGCAACCAGTAATGGTTGAAAAATCCCTATGGGGCGGTCGTTTCCTCAAAACAGCCGACTTGTTTCAATAATACAAAATCACTTAGGAGGTGACAATATGTCGGAAGAGATTACAAAGAATCAGCCAGGTGACGCTGGCGACCTCGGTGGAACAGCTCCAGGTGCTTACCAAGCACAGGGTGGCTTTGCATCAGGTGGCATCGGTGGAGTAGCTAACCCAGGGAATAACACCCTAGGCAATATTCCAACCGCTGAGTTTGGTGTTACAGATGGTCCAAATGCCGTTAATCCTTCGGGTGACGCTGCAAGCGGTATTCTACGTCCAGAGCAAGCTCGTCGTTTTATCGACTACGTTTGGGATGGAACTGTTCTCGCCAAAGATGGTCGTCGTGTAACTATGCGTGCCAACACAATGGAACTTGAAAAAGTTAACGTTGGTGAGCGCGTTATTCGTGCAGCTGCACAGGGTTTGGGAGCATACTCAAACACTGGCGCAACGTTCAGCAAGGTGGAGCTTACAACTAAAAAGATCCGTCTTGACTGGGAGGTCACATCAGAGGCACTCGAAGATAACATCGAAGGTGCAGCTCTTGAAGACCACATCGTTCGTTTGATGACAAATGCATTTGCAAATGACATTGAAGATCTAGCAATTAATGGTGATGGCTCCACTGGAGACTTCCTTTCCATTATGGACGGGTTTATCCACACAGCTACCACTGGAGATGCTCACGAAGCAGTAGTTACTGTTACTGACAATCAGTGGACACCAGAGGTTATGCAGGAGCTAATCCTTGCTCTCCCCCGCAAGTACCGCGCACTTAAGAACAACCTTAAGTTCTACGCTGGTACTGACGCATTCCAGGGCATTGTTAAGAATAACGGTACTCTAGCTGATGCAATTGCTGAAGCCTTTGGCTCCCCAGCAAACACTGAGCGTAATGCTCAGGCCTACCTTGACGGCGTTGGCCAGACATTCGGTGGTGCTCGCACCACTCGTGTTCTAGGCATCGATGTCATGGAGGTTCCTTACTACCCTGCAGGATATGTCGACTTGACATTCCCACAGAACCGTATCTGGGGCTTCCAGCGCGACATCACGGTTAACCGTGAGTACGTTGCCAAGAAGGACACTGTTGAGTACACCGTATTCGTACGTTTTGGTATTCAGTGGGAAGAGGAAGACGCTGTTGCATATGCTGACGCAGATGCATCTGACAGCTAATCCAATTTAACATCCTCGAATCGGGGGGCAGGGGGAAACCTCTGCCCCCCTTTTCAATTAACCTGATATAATTGTTTTAGGAGGAATAATGTCTAACATCAATGAGACAACTAAGAAAAATCCTGTTCCCAAAAACTTTCAGAACAATACAATAACAAACTCTAGAGGACACTCTAAGCCTAAAACAGAGATGAACGTAATAACTCCTATTGAAAGTGGAGCAATTGGTACTGGCAAAGTAGCCATAGAAAAAAGGGTAAACAAAGACTTAGCTCCAAAAAAAGTAGTAGAGAAGGTGGCGTTGTTTTCTACAAAAAACGTTTACTGGTCAGGACTTGGGAAAATTCTCAAAGGGTACAACATTGTTAAAAAAGATCTATCTGCACAGTGGCTAACTTTAAGTTATATTAGAGAAGCAACTCCAGAAGAAGTAGCAAGGGAGTATGGAGCATAACAATGGATATCCTAAGAGTACCCTCTTTGGCAACTAATGCTATTATTACAGGGCTAACTGCATCAACAGAATATGAATATACTATTCTTGATGATGTTGATCATTCTGTTATAAGTGGAAGTGCAACTACAACTGCCGCTGGAAAGTTGACGGTTACGCTACCCTCGGAATATGACGGGGTATACACAGTAACAGTAGATGACGAAGACTACTATTTTAATGTTGTTCGACCATATGTTGACCCAACAACAAAGGCAACCACAGCAACAGAGATAAGAGAATACTCTGGGCATGAAGAGCTAGCCAGAGCTATTATAGACTCTGTGGTAGCAGAAGGTTTTTACTACAGAAAAAAATTTATTGAAACTGTAGGTCTTGGCTCAGACTACATCCCTGTTTGGAATAAAGCAAATAAAGTTTTAAAGTTATACGAAAACAATGTTTTGCTATACGATGCCGCTAACCCAGAAGATTATACAACATCTTATGTTTTAACAAACGATAAGACTGCAATTATAGAAGCAAGTTCAGATGAACTAAACAGGCTTGAGGGCGCACCTATTACGATACCAGCCGCACCTTCTGATCTTCAAGATATAAAATATTTTTATAGAGGATTCCCCAGGTCATTTGACTACAGGATTTTAATTACTCACGGGTACACAACAATCCCATCAGATATAAGAAAAGCCGCAGAGCTTCTTGTAGAAGATATTGCTTGCGGTAAACTTGAGTACTATCAAAGATATATTACTGGATACAGCACAGATCAGTTTAAGCTACAGGTATCACAGGCTTCCTTCTCTGGAACAGGAAATCTTATTGTAGATAAGATACTGTCTAATTATGCGAGGTATTACGGAACTCCAGGAGTGCTGTAATGAATTGCGACACCAAAGACTATCGCTTCCCTATGCAGGCAGAGATATATTATCCTATGATAGACCAAAGCGCTTACGGCAATATTTCAAAGACTTGGACTTACGATAGAACTGTACCCTGCAATTTTGTTTACGGGGGCATAAAAACCAAAGAAGAAGTTGTTGTTAACATTAACATATCTGAAGATTCTATTCTTATAGGCAGAACAAGGCTAGACCCAAGGACTAGTTCTTTTGGAGAAAGTTTTGCTCTAACAAACATACTTCTTACAAATATAAAAGATAAAAATTGCAACGAGATTTACACAGAAACGGGTGGGCCAAGAGATGGAAAATCAACACTGTTTGAGATAGCTACCATGCAGCCATTCATAAACCCATTTGGCAGTGTTGACTATTACAGGATAATTCTTAGAAGGTCTGAGAATCAGGAGTTTGACGTATGATTAGCGTAAAGATAGATGCCAACAAACAATTTTCAAGAGAGATGAATAACTTGGTTAACTATTCCCTGGGTTTTGTCGAGGGTATAGGAGCAGGCAAACATTTATTTTTTGCAACAGTCGGAGAAAAAGTAAAAGAAATACTATCCTCATTCATAGACTCTATGGCTAGGCAAAGCCCAGAAACCTTACACCATGTTTATGAGTGGCATCAAACAGGAAGTCCAAGCTCAAGACTTTTTGATATTAACTATACTGTTAGCAATCTTGGCCTTTCTCTAAAGTCTACCTTTAGGCAATCTACTTCTATCAAAAACGGATCAAAAGTTCCTTTTTACAATAAAGCAAACCTTATGGAGTTTGGAGTTTCTGTAACAATTGCACCAACTTCCTCAAATGTTCTTGCCTTTGAAGATAATGGCCAACAAGTATTTACAAGCAGTCCAGTTAGAGTAGACGAGGTTGGGGGAGGAGCAACAACAGGTTCTTTCCAAAACGCTTTTGATCTTTTTGCAAATAGCTATCTTTCCCAGGCATTTATGCAAACAATTGGAATTAACAAGAAATTTGGCAATCTAGATATATACAAGAAAAACTTACGTGCTGGCCTTCGTGGGGGTAAGTCTGTAGGAATATCATCTGGATATAGATGGGTAGTTAACCTAGGAGTGGGGGCATAGTGGCAATTACATATCCACCAGTACTTATTAACGAATACCTAGCTGAAAAGGTGCCACAGAGGCTCCCAGGGCGTTTCAAGGGTGATTTTAGGTTCTTCCCCACGCTACCAACAGATATTAATGCATTGGTCAAGCAGTTTCCAGCACAAGCCAACGATGTTTTCGGGGTATACGACAGAATGTTTAGACTAAATAGAAAGCCCTTCCCTCACGTAAAATGTGAACAACTACTATATTACTTTTATAAAATAAACAGTGACCCAGAAGCACTAATTGAAACGGTACAGGTAATACACGATCTGCTTGATAGAAAAGATGAATCCGCACAAGAGGTAAATGCCTGGATATCCTCTAAAGCAAATAATGCAGGACTTGTAACCTTTGGTACAGGCAGACAACAAAGAACCTTTAAGCCAGTATTCTTTCACGAAATGAATATTTTTTCTTTGGAAGAAGCCAGGGACATTGTTGCTAACCAAACTACAAGAACTTTTGCTGCAACTAAGCTAATAGTTAACTACGATTACCATGTTCAAAATTATTCATAAAAGGTATATATAATTATATTGAGGAAACACGCCCATATTTCATTATAGAAAATGAGGTGAAAAACTATGGCATATACTCGTGGAAATAGCTCACAAATTATTGTGGGTGCCGCTGCGCTATTCACTTACGAAGCAGGACTGTTGGCTGACACCGACCTTCCAAACGTTGTTGAAGATGTATCTTACAAGACAACACTTTCAGATGACGCTGACTTCCGTAACGTTGGATACACAATGAACGGCCTTGAGATCGTCTTCCAGCCAGACTTCGGTGAAGTCCAGGTAGACCAGGTTCTTGACGTTGCTAAGCTTTACAAGCAGGGGATGCAGGTTAACCTTAACACTGCATTCGCTGAGGCAACTCTCGAAAACTTGCTTTACTCGCTCGCTGGTCGTGACGAAGATCTAGGAACAGCAGCTTCAGGAGCATTTACAGGCAACCCAACACTAACCCTTTCCGCTGGCGACATCGGTGAGTGTCCAGTGGAGCGTGGCATTGTTGCAGTTGGTCCAGGTACTGGTGACTGTGCAGCTTCAGAAACCATTGAGCGCGTCTACGTTGCATACCGCGCACTTTCAATTGAGAGTGTTACAGTATCCGCAAAGCGTGACGAGCCAACTATGTTCGAGGTGTCCTTCCGCCTTCTTCCAAATGACGATGCGTCATATGGCAAGATCGTTGACCGTACACTATCTCTAACATCTTAATAGTATAACTTAACACAGAATACCGTCTAGGGGCATTTGCCTCTGGGCGGTATTCTATTTGGTACAATATAATTATGGCTAAAAAAATTTATGAATCTGGAACAATAAAGCTTTTAGATGGCACAGAAATAACTCTTGGCCCACTCAAAATAAAATACATGAGAGAGTTTATGGATGTATTTAATCTAGTCAAACTAACAACAACAGACGAACAGTCCATAACTGTTTTAGCAGAGTGTGCAACAATATGTATGAGGCAATACTACCCAGTAATTCAAACTAGAGATCAGTTAGAAGATGCTTTGGATCTTCCTACAGTTTACAAAACTTTAGAATATTGTGCGGGCATAAAAATTAACGGTGAAAAAGAAGACATTGATAAGCAGGCTAAAGAAGAAAATGAAAATAATACCTGGGAAAGCTTAGACTTAGCTTCTTTAGAATCAGAAGTTTTTTTGGTCGGTGCATGGAAAAACTTTGAAGAACTAGAATATTCTATATCAATGTCTGAGCTAGTTGCAATAATTGAAAAAATGAGAGATCTTGACTATAATGAAAAAAAATTCCTTGCTGCAATGCAGGGGGTAGATCTTGACAAAGAAAACAACCAAGACGCTAACGCTTGGGAAAAAATGAAAGCCAAAGTGTTTAGTGGCGGAGAAACTTCGAATCCAAATGACATTCTTGCCTTGCGAGGACAAAATGCAACTAAAGCTGGCTTTGGTATAGGAATGGGTTTGTCTTATGAAAAGATTGAGCGCAAAAAAGAATAGCCTGTGTTATAATTGAATAGCCTACAAAAGGGAGAAAAAATGGCAACTAATGTAAATGAAGAAAAAGAAATAGTCTTAATTGATGGAACCAAGATGAATATCCGTCCACTAAAGATTTCTCTGCTAAAGCCTTTCATGAAAAAGTTTGAAAGCATTGCAGAAGTAGCATCAGATAACGAAAAGTCAATGGATATTCTTATGGAATGTGTGCAAATTGCTCTAAAGCAATACAAGCCAGAAATATCAGAAGACATGAAAGCACTTGAAGATCTTCTAGACCTACCAATGGTTTACAAGATTGTAGAGGAGGCATCTGGGGTGAGACTAGCAGATTCTCTTATTAATATGCAGTAGGAGAGTAGTTTTTTATGGCTGATGCTCAAGCCAATATCAATATTAATTTAGATGCGTCCCAAGCATTAGCACAACTTCGTGCTTTGCAGGCTGAAATTTCAACATTTCAGCAAAAGATGCTAAAGCTAAATGCTAGCACCGCAGCATCAGCCGCAAACGTACAACGAAATCTTTTAAACACTATAAACGCTACTGGCAAATTTTCTGCCGGAATGACCACTGTTGCTTCTTCAACAGAAACGTTTACTAACTCCCTGGAGAAAAACAAATTCTCCATGGGAGAGTATTTCCGTTATGCAGGCGGGGCATCAAAAACCTTTGGAAAACTTTTTACTAATGAATTTAATACCATTGAAAAGGTTGCCAGAGAAAGAGTAAAGACTCTACAAACCCAGTATATCAAGCTTGGGCGCGAGGCTAACGGAGCCATGAAGGCTATATCCGTTAGACCTTTGGCGCTAGACATGGATAATCTGGCAACTAAAACAATGATTGCTGCTCAAAAGCAGCAGATTCTTAATCAACTTCTTAGGCAAGGTTCTACAAACCTTCTAAACTGGGGTAAAAATACTCAGTGGGCTGGTCGTCAGCTTATGGTTGGTTTTACCATCCCCTTGACAATCTTTGGTTCACTAGCCGCTAAAACATTTATGGAGCTTGAAGAACAAGCAATTAGGTTTAAGCGTGTTTACGGAGAGCTGTTCACTTCGCAAGAAGAAACAGACAAAATGCTTGACCAGCTTAGGGCCTTGGGGTCTGAGTTTACAAAATATGGAGTTGCTCTAAAGGACACTATGGCAATGGCGGCAGACGCCGCCGCAATGGGTAAAACCGGAGTAGACTTGCTGGCTCAGGTGTCTCAAGCCTCTAGGCTCGCCGTACTTGGTGGGGTAGAGCAACAACAAGCCCTAGAAACCACTATATCACTTACAAATGCCTTTGGTGTAGCCACCGAAGACCTTACCAAAAAGATTGACTTCCTTAACGCAGTTGAAAACCAAACAGTTGTAAGTATTGAAGACCTCACTATAGCTATTCCAAAAGCTGGCCCAGTTGTAAAACAGCTTGGTGGAGACGTTGAAGATTTAGCCTTCTTCCTTACCGCTATGAAAGAGGGTGGGATTAATGCATCAGAAGGTGCTAACGCTCTAAAGTCTGGTCTAGCCTCGTTAATTAACCCATCAGGAAAAGCGTCAGAGATGCTTGCTGGCCTAGGTATCAATATTAATGCAATTGTAGAGGGAAACGCTGGAGATATCAAAGGTACTGTTATACAGTTTGCCCAAGCACTTGATACCCTAGACCCACTAAATAGAGCAAGAGCTATTGAGCAACTATTTGGTAAATTCCAATTTTCAAGACTTTCCACTCTATTTCAAAACGTTGTAGCGGAAGGAACTCAGGCCTCTAGGGTTCTGGGCCTGACCGCGGCTAGCACCGAAGAACTTGCAATTTTGTCTGAACGAGAGCTAAAGCGTATAGAAAGTTCTCCGCTATTTAAGTTTAGAAAATCCTTTGAAGACCTTAAAGTTGCCATGGCTCCTGTGGGAGAGGAATTTTTAAAGGCAGTTACTCCGATAATAGAGTTTGGTACAAAACTATTAGAAAAGTTTAACTCTATGAGTGATGGTGGCAAACAATTTGTTACCATTTTGGTTGCTGGGTTAGGTGTTGTTGCTCCAACACTTTTGATGATTATTGGTCTTGTTGGTAACGGTGTTGCAAATATAGCAAAATTTATGCTATTCCTAAAGGGAATAGGAAGGGGCGGCGCTGGAATTCAGCAACTTGGTATGCAAACCGAGTACATGACCCAGCAACAGCTAGAAGCAAATGCTGCAGCATCAGCACTATCACAAACACACTCTAGGCTACAACAAGCTTTTACGTCGGAAACTGCGGCAGTAAAAGCACTTGCCGCCGCTTACAGGGAAGCGGCTATAGCCAGTAAAGCTTTAATGACCGTCCCTGATGGAAGAGGTGGAGCAGCTAGAGCAGCAAGAGCCGCTCCAAAAGCAACGGGTCTTGCCAAGGGCATACTGTCTGTTCCTGGACCAAAGGGTGCTGGTGACGTTGTACCAGCCATGTTGTCTCCTGGTGAGGCTGTCATTCCAGCAGACAAAGCAAGAAAATATGCCCCACTAATTAGCGGTATGATTGCTGGAAACATTCCAGGGTATAGGTTTGGCTTTAATCCATTTGCAATGATGCTAGGCCGATCAAGAGTTGCTGCAAGAATGCCTCAGTCCGCCTTGATGTCAATGATTTCTCAAGGCCCAGGGGCAAGGTACTCAAATGCTTATAAGACACAAACTGGAGCAGATTACATAGATAAAAGAGGAAAGCCTAATCCAAAAGCAAAAGCTCTAAGAGGTGAAATGGAAGAGCATGTCTTTGGTATAGATCAATCTGCTGGGGCAGGTGCCAGACCAACGTATGGGTATGCACGTTTATCACCAATACAAGCAATTTTAAATAGAATTTTTGGCTTAAAGGGCAAACAGTTTAATGCGGTAGCTTTTGGCCAAAGAATTGGAGACATAGGCACAAGGGGATTAATTAAGACGCCTAGCGGTAAATACATAGACGATCCTACTTATAAAAGAGATGCGCTAGCCCAATATGGCGATGTAGATATAGTAACCAAGAGAAGTGTTTCTAAAAGATCTACTGCATACGCAGGCGATGCTTTCCTAAGCTATAGACATGCTAAGGAATATTATTTCAGAGGAGCTTCTCCTATTGCACCAGCTCCAATGCGAAATGCAACACAAGAACAAACTAAAAATGCAAATTTCGATGCTAACATTGGAGCACGCTGGGGCCGATACCATCCAGACCCAATTAATTATCCAAAGGCGTATAGCGAGCGATCCGGGCCAGACTATATAGAAACTCACACTCCTGGAGGATTTGGTGTTAATGAAATATCTAGAATTATTGCAAAAGACAGAACAGCCAAAAAAGCAATTCAAGAAGCTCTTAAAGCTTCCGGTCTTAGAATACGAGTAACTGATCAAAACTTTGCGACTAAACTCTTTCAGGCATTAGGCATTCCTGGATTTGAGGATGGAATATTTTCAGTACCTGGACCAAAGGGGGCTGGAGATGTTGTACCAGCTATGCTTTCTCCGGGGGAAGCCGTAATTCCTACCAAGCAATCTAAAAAATATGCGGGATTTATTCAATCAATTATTGCCGATAAAGTTCCTGGATATTATGGGGGGCTATTCTCTCAAACTATGATGAGACTTGCCCAAAAACAAGCAGCCTCTATGAAGTTGCCAGTTGGAGCATCTTCTAAAACAGACGAAGCTGTTGTGGCATTCGGGGCACACCAACCATTTACCATTGCACATCAAAGAATAGCCGATGAGGGAATGGCCCTTGCTTCTTCTCAACAGTCTAGATTTATGCAATTTACTACAGAAGCATTTGGCAAATCTAAAAGGCATGTTTTACCTTTATCTACAAAGCTCAAGCTTATTAAAGAGTCTTTAGGATTTCCAGCAACAGCTGTGGCTAATCCATTTGCATTAATGGAAAAACTTAAATCACAGGGTATTTCTAAAGTAACTATGTTGTTGGGCACTGACAGAATGCCCTCTGGCGTATTTGATAAAGCTGCTGCTGAATATGGAATTACTCTTGTTAAAAAAGAAATTCCAAGAGGCCCTAATGATGTATCTGGAACTCAAACAAGAATAGCCATTGCTAAAAACGATAGGGCCAAGTTTAACGAACTTGTTGCAAGCAGAGCTTCGGATTCTACTAAAAATCAGGTATTTAAAGAAATTGCACAAAACATAAAAGGATATAATAATGGTGTTTTAAGTGTTCCTGGCCCTAAAGGTGCTGGAGATGTTATACCAGCTATGCTTTCTCCAGGTGAAGCAGTAATTCCAGCAAAACAGTCTCAAAAATATGCGGGATTTATTAAATCAATTATTTCTGACAATGTCCCAGGATTTATTAAAGGAAACCCCCCGCCCAGAACGCCAGTCGGATTAGATACCCCAAGCCAGTACGAAAAAGTTTTTGCTCACGTCGGGGACCCAGTAAAAATGTCTGTCAAACAACTTGCAGATCAAATAGCTAAAGCCGGAAAAAATGTCCCGGCTGACATAAAAAGATTGGTTTCTAGTGGACTGGGTAATTCAAGAGCCTCAACATTTGGAGGTCTTGGGTTTGAGACAAGGCAGGTATTCAACCAGGCAATGGCAGACGGAAGGGGTGTCCGCCCAACAGACTTTGTCAAAGATTTTGAATCAAGGGGAGCCGAGAAGTGGAATAAGTCATTACGTGTTGCTGGACTAAAAATGGATGCGGTTGCTGGCGACTTGGCAAAGCTAGACAAAAGCATTGTTAGTCAAATTAAAAATGCACAAAAATTAGATAAAAACTTTGTTGTAACAGACAAGGCAATGAAAAAGTTTGTAAACAAGGCTATTTCAGAACAAAAGGGAAGCGCTCTAGCTGCCGGACTAAATAAGGCTAGGAAAACCCTGACAGAAGTTCGTGGAAGTACAACAAGCAAACAGCTAGCATCTAGCGGTTTTCGTCCTGATCCGAACAGAAAAGGCTACTACGTAAACGATAAAGGAAACAGCGTAAAAGCAAGTAGATTAATTAAAATTGGTGGTGGAACAACTGGAGGAGCAATTTTGGGGGGAATGCCCTTGCCAGCAGAACCAGGCAAATCGCAAGCTAGTAATACTAAGGCGCTTAACAATAATACCGAACAAGGTAAAAAAACAACAGAGGCTACAACAAAAGCAACCGAGGCAACCAACAAAATTGTAAAGCAATCACAAAGAGGCTCTCAGGCTAGCAGAATTGAGAGCAGAACTGACAGGCGTGGACGTACTTACCATATGCTAGATGGAAAAAGAATTTCTGAGGCCCAGGCAAAAAAAGCATTTGCTAATCAAGAAAGAGCACAAAGGGGAGCAGAAACAAGAGCAGCTAACAGGGCACTAGCCCCAGTCCCATCAGGAGCACAGCAAGCAGGTGCCAGGGGCGGTATGGGAATGGGTGGCGTAGGAATGCTGGCCATGACAGCTGGCATGATGGCACCAATGTTGCCAGGTAAAGCTGGAGAAGTTGGAGGACAGTTATCCGGTGCTCTAATGGCTGGCGGTATGATTCTTTCAATGGCTCCAATGCTAAAAACGTTTTTGTTAAACCCCCTTACAGGCCTTGGGGTAGCAATAGGCGGAATAATTGCTGCAATAGTTGTTTGGAACGCTAGCATAAAAGAAAGTGCAAAGAGAGGTGCCCAGCTTGCAGAGTCGATAGGCATGACCTCAAAATCAATTCAAACTCTTAGCGAATTTACCGGAACTGTCGGAGCCACAGAGCTAAGGCAAAAAGCTTCGTCAGAGCTTTTGCTTGGAAGAGATCCCTTTACAGCAGAACAGCTAGCCTTTGGTCAATCGTTTATGGAAACTGATCAAGGTAAACAAATGCTTGAAACCATACAACGATTAAAAGAAGAAGGCAGCTCTGCTTCAGAAATTGGGTCTACCATTGCAAGAAATCTTACAAATGCAATGTTGCAGGGGGTTTTAACGGAGGATCAAGCTAGAGGAATTGTCCAGGCGCTAGGTCAGGAGCTGGGAGAATACAGCATTCCTATGAGCATTACCGGAAGACTTACAGAGCTTGTGGGGGTAGACGGAGCAAAACTAACAAGAGATCCTTTTCAGCTTTCTGTAGAAATTCAAAAAGAAGCCATTAATGACCAGGCCGCAATTTTTGAAAAAACTCTTGACAAAGTCGCTTCAAACAAAATAACTGATTTTTATGGATCAAAGCAAGCAGGAATAGCAGCTGCCGTTGGGGGCGTGGCTGGCGGAATAATTGGAGCTGGTGCGGGTACCCTCACAGCAACACCATTCGGTACCGTTGCTGGTGCTGCTGGCGGTGCAGTTATTGGGACGGGCGCGGGAGCTACATACGGTGCAGCATTAGCAATGGAGCAAAAAAACACAGAGCTTCGCTCGATGGCAATTAACCTTGGATATGATGCCTTAGAATTGGGTCAGCAACAACTGGATGCCATAGACATGCAATACGAACAACAGCTTGCATTAATTGATGCAAAAATTGATCAGGCCAAAACAGAAAAAGAAATTAACACCCTGCAGGGAGAGCGTCAAGGACTAACAGACACATATCGTGGTACGCAAGATCAGCTACTATCTCAAAACCGACAAATAGTTGACAGCTTAGTCCAACAAGCAGAATTGTTGGGCAGAATAAAATTCTTTGACATTACGGAAGCCTCTGCTTTGGGAATGTTCCCTGGTATGGAGGCACTGCTAGGACCAGCTTTTGACACCGCTTCTAACATGGCTGGGGCACAACCAAAACAGGTTATGCCAATAGAATATGACCCTGCAGCTCTAGCTCCTGGTATTGATCCAGGTGGGCCAGCATATAGGCCATTTACTAGGGAGGCTAGTGTAGACGGAAGCGATCGCAGGCTATATAATATGGCCCAGCAAAGCGAAAATGAAAGAGCCGAAGAACAAAAAACTTTTGCATTACAGGTCACCGCAGATTTTATGGGGGGAAACATTGACCCATTCATATTTGATCAATTAATTAAAGCAGGTTCAGAAGACTCATCAATTACAAGGAAATACAACGTTTTGGCCAAAGAGGTTGGTGGTGCAAAAACTGGCCAACTTGTTACGCTTCTTAGTCACTATGGCCAAGGGCCAGACGCCGAGGGACGCGAAGGTTTTAAAGTTGCCATGGACTTTGCTGCTAACAATACAGATCAAATGGATGAAGCAACAGAGGCAATAGCAATTCTTTCTAGTGTTGACTCT